TACCAATAGCAGTTATCCTGTATTTAATTGATCCAGAATATCGCTCATGTAAAAAGGCGTATGATTTGATGTAATAATTAACATATTGATTTAGGATAGAGTAAGGTATTTGCAAAATGATTGAACCTGTTGGAGCTGATTCAGTTGTTGAAAATTCTTGGTCACAATCTAAATACTGTTCATAAATTAGCATTTTAATATCAAAACCGATAGCACCAACACTTAACATGTTAGGTGCGCCCATTGGATTCAAGGTGGTTTCTTGAGCTATTTGAATAGCTGACATGATATCATCACCAGGCGCTGTTAGTGCAGGGGCCATTGCCGTAGGTTGTGGGTTTTGTTGTGATGGTAACTCATTAGCTGCCTGTGCATTCATAGCAGAATTCATAACAGCTGGCTCGATAGGCATGTCCATATTAGATTTAACTTGTAATTCTTCTATACCACCGATTAAGTTGTCTAATTGTTCCATTTGTTCTTTGGTGATAGTCTCTTCGTTACATAGTGATGTTGTCAAATTAGACACAGCTTGTTGTATTTGTGGTAGAACATGTTTTTGTACATAACCATCTATAGCTGTTTTGACTGCTGTTGTGCATTTAAGTGACATCAATTGATGGCGAGCTTCTTTAGTGATCGTCTTAATAGCTGGATAATTGATATTTAAATATCTAATAAAAGATATTTCACTACCAAAGATATTTCCCTTTCTCTTAGTTTCCTTAATGCATTCTGGTGTGTGATATTCCTTTCCAATGTGTTTATAACATAACCATTCAATCTCAACTTCTGGTACGTCACCAGCAACTTGGTTTTTAATAGAGTCACAAGCATTACGTTTTGCTTCTGCTTTATCACCACCAACTCCACTTCCTTCTAAGAAAACTTCATGATCTAAAATTGCCACATTGCAAGTCCAGCGAAGACTTTCATCTGGTCCTTCAGCTGAATACTTGTATATTGGCTGGTCAAGTTTATTCTTTTGAACGTATTCATTAAGCCACATATCTGCCATTTTTAAAAATGATGAATGTTGATTTGATAAGACGTCTTCAATTATACTTTCTGGGTTACTCCGACCCCAAACTGGAGTAGAGGAAAATCCTCTAATATAATTATACCAACAACTTTGAACCAATGTATAAGTACCCATGTCAAATTTAAATTTAAATGTATTCGCTAAATTTACTATGGTTTGCACAATAGAATTAAAGAAGTTTTCGTCCCAAAGCCCAGCTTCCATAAGAGCAGTGAAGCAGTTCTGATACACTTGCTCAGGTTGATTGTTTTTAAACCAGAACAAACACGATGTTATTGATGATTGTTTAAGTCGTGGGAAATAAACATCTTTATATTTCACGTATTCACGTGAACAAAAGCTTATTTCTCCTCCTGTTTTAGCTGGTGTTTGTTTCAAGCCATAGTGTGATGCGTCGCGTATTAGTTTTTCTTGTGTTATTGGTTCTTTCAAGACATTAGCATACTTGCGTATACCATCGTCACCTAATATCCTAAGAACAACACTGCCAAATGTTTCATCAAATGATGGTAATCTATTATGTTGTGTATAAAATTCCATAACAAATGTGTAAAGTGATACTTTTGCGACACAATGACAGTTCAATAGTGTTGTAACAGTATTACCAGATGCATTACCTGTGTCTGTAAAATAAATGTTTCCGTTCATACTGTGCATCCGGTACAATAGTGTTTCTGCTAAAGCTAGTCTGCTAGGTTCACTAGTTTGAGGTAACATACAGTTGACAAAGTCCTTTACGAGATGTGCAGTAACAGTTTTGTCTAAAGCTTCGAAGTCAGCATTGATAAATTCACCTTCAATCATATTAAAGTACATCATGTGAGCTGTTGCATCTTTATATGGATTCATACCTATACAGAACATAGTAGTGTCGTGTTTCTTTAAGACATTATCTAAAACTCCACCAAAGTAGGACTTTAAAACCATATTTATACTCAAGTCCATTTCATTGAATAGACGAACTTTTCCTGCTTCAACTTTGATTATTGGCAATAGTTCTACTTTTCCATTATCTTTAACCACGATCATGATAGGTTTCCCTTGTTGTATCATTGACATGTAATGGCTAAAATCACTTAGTAGTGCACCACCTGCTGGTGTTTCTGTGTTAATAACATACCATGGTTTTTCTGTGTTAGATGTATTTTTAAAAAGAATATCTTCTGAACCTACTGGTCTTTTAGTCATAATATTGTAGAACTTCTTCATTTTGGGACCTGCTGATGTTGTCATATCCAATGGTTTTAGGTGTTCTAATCCATTAATCACTTCATGCGGTTTAAGCGGAGGCTTTTGTGGGTAATTCTTTTGATAATATACAGACAACAAGTCAGATACATGTTTATCAATCATTACATCGAAACATTCCTTGTTGTTTTTAGCTAAAGCGTATTTAACTGCTTGGGAGAATAATGGATAGTATTCTCCATTTAAGTCTGCATATAGTTTACTAAAGTCCTTCACACCTCGTGCGTCGAGAGCTGAACCTTTTGTTTCACAAGTCAAAGTCTTTTCAGCAATATCACAATACACTTTCTTGTGTTTTGGAAAACTTTTAAAATTCAATGCTTCGTTGTAACCAAACATCTTTAGTGGAGATATTCCTTCATACTTACTCTTGCTATATGGCGTTGTTATTACAGCATGAGTCTTGTCATCTACCACCATATGTTTATTCAATAGAGGATGTTTAATAGTTTTGGCTGCTCTTAATGGTTTGTTGTTAGCACTTATTTCATTTAAATCTGCTTGACTTATACTTGCAAACCAACCCATTCCAGCTACTGAATAGGCGTTGTGAATACCCATTATGTAGTAGTTGTTGTTAGATCTACCAACTAATGGGAAACCGCAATCACCTAATTTAAATGTTTCAGAAGTTGTCGCGACTCCTGTTAGTCTAAATTTCCAGCTATTACCTTCTACTCTGAAAAATGGATTATTAGGATCTATTAAGGTTGTTGCATGCCTATCTATGTACTCTATTGGAGCATTGACTATTAGTGGTCTAGTTGTCGGTCTAATATACCAGCCAGATGTTAAATCTAAGAAATCTCCATATTTTGGAAATAATTTAGTTATGTCTGACGCTGGTGGAAAAGTTGGGTCTTCAATTTTAAAACTGCATAAATCTCGTTCACGTGTTATCTTTGTTATTTTGGCTTTATATGTCTTTCCGTCTGATGTTATGTCTAAATAGTTACTTGTATCATTAGCACAATGAGACACAGTTATTCCTGTATTACCTTTAATCATTAAACCATAAAGATTCCCATATATTGAATGAACTTGTACGTAATTTTTCCTAAGTCGTTCTGCTAATATTTCAAGTGGTCCAGATGTTTGATGTCTTTCATCTCTCACAGTTAGCATATTGCTATTCTTTCCTTTTAAAACTTCTTTAGCATGTTTTGGATTAGATTTTAAAAGTTGGATAATTTTAGGAACATCTCCCTTTTCCATAGCAGATGGTAAGTAATTGTCTATTTCCCTTGAGCTATTTGATCTCCACTCGTTTTCCCATTGGTTAAATTGTATTGTAAGCCCAGCGTCTTCTACTTCTTTTCGTATATTCTTAACTTCTATGTCGTCTTGTAATAATGCTTTCTTATATTGTTTTGCAAATATAGAAACACGTGGATCTAAGCCATTCTCGTCAGGTGCACTATTAGATTTAAGTGATGTAGGTTTATTGTTAAATGCTCTAGCTATAAGAGTTATCACGGTACCAACTGTTGTTAAAGCTACTAGTCCTGTGATAATACTCATAACTGGCTTGTGTTTTATAAAGTCTACAAATGAATTCTCTGTAAATGTCTTTTTGGCTAATAGTATCTCAGCCCACCATGAATGATAAGCAAAGAGGGCGTCACCAACTTTGTCATTTACATAAAGATTCATAGTAGATAAAACTTCAGGTCCCACATTAGCAAGTGCGTCTGGAATAACACCACTTTTCAAAAAAGTAGCATATTCTTTATATGTTATAGTTGTGGTAACACCTTGTAAAGTATATGTTATAGTTTGATGCATAGAGGAATGTGTTATTTGTAAGACATCTGGTGTTACATTGTGTCCCACATATAAAATGCGGTCTTTTAATATAATGTCA